TGCGAAGGTTTTGAATCCACTGCTTAACCTCAGAAAGATTAACTGGTCCTTCTACTTTTGGCTCCCACCAAACCACAGCATCAACAATAATAATTGGAGCAACCTGTTCATAATCTTTAACTACTTGCAAGTTTACCCACTTATCTACATGTGCAATTGCTACTGCACACTTGTCGTGTTTCTGTGCAAGGTCAGCGTGAACATAGTAAACTTTGTCTGGATCTGGCTTAAATGATTCATCAAACCTTTTATTATTATCAATTGGGTTTCTAAGAGTCATACACTTTTCAAGTTTATCTTTTTGTTTAAAGAATGCATCGGATGCAAATGTTGGTACACAAGCAAAGCGTTGCATGGCATCTCCCATGTCTGTAAAGAATGCTAACCTAAAGTCATCTATTTTACGAGTAGGGTTTACTACCCATGTAGGTCTTTTTAATGCAAATACTCCAGGGTATTTATAGGCAATGATTTGATCTTCATCCCAGGCAATATCTAAATAGTTACCCTCAAGGTCATCTGGGAAATCTGGATTCATAATAAATCTGTGTGTATATGTTATTGCTTCTTTTTCCATAATTGAATCTTCATATTTTTGTGATATAAAGTCCCCTGGAAAACGTGGGAATGATAGAAGTGCAACCTTACCAAGATCTGGAAAACGAGAGTCAACAGATGCACGGAATGCTTTATAAATATTATCAGCAGTTTTTCCTTGATCATTGCCAGTTCCAACTTCTTGTGCAAACCCAGAAATTTCATCAAGTACTGCAAGTATAAGGTTTAACCCTTCATGTGATTCACGTTCTGAGTGACCAGAATAAACAGTTATTGCTTTATCAAACTCAATGCTTTCAGCTTTTGCATTATACTTTCCTGCAAACCATTCAGACTTCTCAATCTTGGTTTTAAAACCTTTAAAGAAAACGTTCTTAGCCTGTTGAGCATTAATGGCAACGTTAATAATGTCAATAGCATCTCCTGCAGGCTTACCAAAATATCTAGCAGGATCCTTCAAGCATAATAGTTTATATACTATGTATGCACACGCTACAGTTGATGTAAAGTCTTTTCCAGATCCCTTGCCAAGTTGCAGAATTACTTCATTCTTTGTATATTTTTTATAGTAACGATGGCCTTCTTCTGCACCCAAAAGATCAACAAGGTCTTCTTCTCTGTATATTTGGCTCATTGCTTCAACTATGTCGTATTGAACATCTGAAAGTGGTGGCTGATTTAAATATGCTTCACCCTCAACAAATGTTTTAGCATCTACTGGAAGTTCTTCAAAGTTATTATTTTTTAGTGCCTCAAAAAAATCATTGAACATTGTGGACAACGGTAATCACTTCCCCATCTTTTGCAACAGATGAAAGTCTGTACATAATTAGGTCTCTAATGTCTGGATGAGTGGAAGCAATATCTCTAAGAATACCAACTAAAACTTCTTGTCTTTTTTCAATCTCAACTATTTCTTCTGCAAGTTCTTTGTTTTCAAGAAGGCCTGCTTTTTGTAGCATATCAATTCTTGCTTTTTCAATATCAACAACTAGCTTAATTGCTTGTGTCTTTGCGCTAAGATTATTTACCATAGAGGCTTCATCAATAACTTCATAAGACTTTGTAATTAATTTACTATAGTGAGCATCCATTGCGGCAAGTGCTTCCTTAGCACGAGCACGAATTGCATCATTAGCGGAAGCCATGACTTTCCACTCATTTATAAGTTCTACAACACGAACTCTAGGAATTGCTAATTCTTTAGAAATTCTAGTTGGGTCAGTTCCTTTAAGATACTCTGAGACAACAGTATTTACCTGATCAAGATGTTTTACTAAATCTTCTTCAGTTGACATATTTTCCCTCTAGCCTGTTAATTTCATCCTTGATATAAAATATTGCCTTTTCAAGATCTTGAATTGTTTTTGATTCATCTTTAAGACCTGCTCGCCAGAGATACTTAAAAGCATTACCAATATTAAAATTGCGATGGCGAGTAATATCTATACATTCTACGCCTGAAGGATCTGTTGTGTAATGTTGTGGATGATTGACTTGATCAACTGTAATGTTTAAATTATTACTCAATTGGCTCATCCTCTTCTAAATCAAATGCCTCTGGCAAAACTTTAAATATTGTAAGAATATAAGTTATTCCTACTGCTCCAGCAATACCAAGACCAATAATGGTTTTTTGTAACTTGTTCATCGTTTTGACTTCCTTAATCCAAACTTAGCAAGATAAACGTAGATAGTTTCTACGCTTGCTCCACACTCTTTGGCAATTTCTTCTGGGGTTTTTTTATCCATAAGATACCTCTTACGCATAAAAACCTCTGATGTATATAGTTTAGCAGCCATATTATTATTTGTCAACTTCCGTATTAATAACATCATAGTTGTAGGCATTAGAGTCTTCAAGTATCCACTTATCGTAACTCTCAACATCCCATTTGTTTGTATTAATGAGTCTTTGTATTACTAGATCTTTCTTTGTTACAAATGATGGCTCCTTTAGCCTTACCCGATTATTTGGCTGTATTGCAAAATTTCCATCATCTCTTTGAATGACGTGACCACATTTATGCTGACCTGGATTTTCAGAATACCCATCATCTAAAATGTTTGTTTCTGGGTTGTGCCAATCAAGTGTAAATAGGTATGTTCCAGGTACAGTTGTCTTAGATCTATCAAGATAGGACATTCTCATGTTACTCAAGTTTTCAAACTTTGTAACTGAAACATATGGACTAAAAGAATTCCAAAGAACAAGATTATGAATTGGCTCTTCTGGTACTCCTGGCTTAGTGCAAAAAGCATTAATTGGCATTCTCCACCAGATACCACCGTCTTCCATTAAAAAATGAAATAAGGGACTTCTACTTTTAATACTTGATACACCAAATATAACGCATGGAAAATATTGATCATGGCTATCTTCTTGGTCTCTTAAAAAATTACCACGGACGTAACACTCTATCGGTGGTATGTTTGCATTTAACTCAGGCATTATTTATCAACTCCTATTGCTTTGTCCCAGTTTTTAATAGCCCAATGACCAATACCGCAAGCATCTGCAACATCATTGTCTGTAATTGTTCTATCATAAATAGTATTTATAAATTTAATTGTTCTTTGTTTTCGTAGTTCTCTTTCATGAGATTTATACCAAGAAACAGATTTGCCTGGATTTTGTGCACGGATCAAAAGCTGTTCTTCTTTAGAAATTTTTTTGTTTCCAATATAATTTTGCCATGTGATTGGGGACACCTTTCCAATAACTTTTGTTCCTGATTGACCTGCTGCTCCTAAAATTGCCCCTTGAACTAAAGCAAGATCTGCAGCAGTCTTAGGACTGTTCATAAAAACAGTATGCTCAATTATAACTGCTTCAAATCCATTATAAAAGTCAAGAAATGCTTTTACTTTTTTACCAGCATCCATTACTTTTTCGTATGTGTTATTTCCCTCAAAGTTAATTTTTCCAATTGCTCCAAGATTATCTTTAGTGTATAAGGCAAATGCAAGGCTGTTTGTGCTTGCATCAATTGCACATATTGTGTCTGGTTGTACTTGATACCCCCACTTATTCTTGCTCATAATCAAAAAATCCTTTTATTTGTTTTAACATTTTATCAACTTCTTTTTTGCTTATATTACAATTAGAACAAAATCCAGAGTCGTTATAGATTGAAAGATCAACACCACAACCGCCCAAACATTTTCTAATTCTTCCAATTCTTTTTTGTCTGCGAGTAATCTGATAGCGTTCTGCTATTTTTTCTTTTGTAGCGTCGTCTCTACAAGATTCACTACAGTAAATCTGATAAGAAACTTTTGGTGTGAAATATAAGTCACATCTGCTACAAAGTTTCACTCAATTCCTCCAAAGAAGCTATCTTAATTATTCCATCGCCAGCTTCTGCACAAGCTGCTTTTACTGGACATGTCTTACAAATCTTAGAATTTCCACGATAGTTTTTAGTAGGAAGTGTTTGATCTTCCCAAGCTTTACGAACTTCACGCATCCAATTAAATGCATAGTCAATCCATTGACGATAACCATCATTTACTTCTACAGGAATAATCATTAAGTCATGGTTATTTTTGTTTTCATAAACAAGTGCGCCCTTTGATTTTCCAAGTATCTTCATATAAATAAGTAATTGAATAAGGTGTGCACCTTTTGGTTTATTTGTTTTCTTTCGGTATTCAAATGCTTCACTCATCATTGTCTTAATTTCACCAACAATTTCTTCGCCTTCCCAATTAAACATTACGTCACCGTAACCAAAAATTGGTGGATCATTTGCAATAACCTTAAACTCTGTTGTTTTTTCACCTTTATCATTAATATATGGAACTGCAACTCCAGAGGACAACATTGCTCCTTGAATTCTTTCATGCCCCATAGTTCCAGCACTCATGTTAGCAACGCCATAGGCATCTGTATAGTCATCAAACACATTACCATTAAATGCTAAGTACCAATAACGTGGACATTGCCCATGCTGGTATGCAATAGTAGATGGAGCAAATGTTTTCTTTGTTGTCATCTTTGGACCACGAGATACCGTGTATCCAGATCTAATCTTTGTAATCATGTCTTCAGCATTAAAGATTATATTCTGCCTTGTGATGGCTTCTTTCTTATCTGCCTCTTTTAGCATAACCTGCTTTAGTAAACTTTTTGTCATTTTTATTCCCTTTGTTTATATAAGTATAGCAGGTTAGCGCATTATATACTTGAGTGCTGACACCAAGCTATTAATAGATTCCGCTGCAGTATAGTAAATATTTTTCTTTGCTCTATCATTCTTATCAACATTTGCCATCCAAGTTGCTTTAAAAGCCATCTTTGCTGCAATTGCTTGTAACCTTACGATCTCAATACTTGCTACTTGCGTTGGAATATCTGGCTTAATAATTACCTTAGCAATAAATGTCAGAGCAGCAGTAAGCTCTTCATCTTGCATATAATCTGCAATTTCAGTCAAACCGTTTACCATCTCTAGTGTTGTTTTTGCTGGTTCAATTTGTTCAGCCATTGTCTTGCCCTTCTGTTAGTTGTTCTAATAATTCTACTTCTATTACTGCTAAACGAACCTTTGAATCTGCTTCCCCAAGTACAATAAAGATTGCTGGATCATTATGATTTTTGATTGCATCCGTTACTGCTTTTGCCCAGATATCTTTATTGATTGTTATACCCTTTGGATATTCCTTAAAGTCAACTGTAAAGTTTCTCCATGTAGCATCACCTTTATGTGTACCACGTCCAGAATTCTTGTGCTGTTTGGCACCAATTCTTTTTGACTCACTTCTTTCGCTCATAGTCCTTCTTTGTCATAATTAATGGAACTTTTGAAATATGTTTTTTACTGCACATCCAAGTTAGTTCTGCTGTTTGAATCCACAAACGCAAAGACTTTACGTCTTCTTTACATATTTGGCAATTAAAATCACCATTAAATATTTTAAATCTTTCTTCAGGCATTCATTAGCTTATTTCTAAGAGATTCCTGAAGATCAAGATCTTCTTTTACACGGTTGATAAAACCTTCACGACCTTGTACCTTTGTTCCATCTTCAAGTTTATACCATGCTCCTGTGCGCTCTACAAGTCCCGCAAGTTCTGCGGTATCAACAAGATCTCCAATGCCATCAATACCAACATTATCACCACGAAAATAAAAGTCATACTCTCCAGACTGAAATCCAGGAGATGTCTTAGAGAATTGTAATTCCCATTTAATTTTGCGACCAATTTTTTCTTCAATAAGTTTATCTCCTACTTGAATCTTGCCCTTAATAGCTTGATTATCTGATTCAGAGGAAAATAACTTAATAACAACTGAGGAATAAAACTTAGTAGCCTGACCGCCAGAAGGCTGCTGACTAGTATACATAGCACTAATATTATTACGAGACTGGCTAATAAGCACAAGCATAGTAGGCTTAACTTTATTATTAGCATAGTTAAGCATTTTCCATGCATTGCTAAAGTCTCTAGATTCCGCTCCAATTTGTTTTGTATTTTCAAGTTGCTTAAGTTCATCTGTATCCTTTTCAAAATATATGGCAGGAAGCAAAGATGTAATACTATCTATAACAATAATATCAACTCCTGCATTCATTAGATTTGTTCCTACATCTACCATTTCATTAATTGTTCTTGCTTGTGAGTAGATTAATTTTGTTGAGTCTACCCCAAGTTTATCAGCCCATGCTGAATCGTATGACATTTCTGCATCAATCCATGCACAAACCTTTCCTTCTGCTTGCGCTAGAGCAATCATCTGAAGGCACATAGAGGACTTTGCAGAAGACTTTGAGCCCCAAACCAGTACTTGTCTACCATAAGGAAGACCGCCCTTTAGAGCACGGTTTAAACCAAAACTAGGGGTTGCTGCATATTCAACTTTTTGACCAGTAGCGTCTCCTAAACGCTTGCGAATGCGTGGATCTAATTGTGCTAATACTTCTTCCATTGTTACTGACATTAAAATCGTACCCCGTGTTTTTCTGGTCTAGTTTTATTGAAGTCTACTTTTTCTCTCAATGCTTGATCAAGTGATAATCTAGTATACCCTGCTTCTACTGCTCCTGCATATAGATCTAGAGTACGTATAATAATATCTGCAAACTCTTTTGTTATTTCTTCTTCACCTTTATCTTTTCTAATTGCCTCCATAACTTCTGTTACTTCAGAAACAATCATCATGCATTGCTTAGCAATAAAAATATCATCAACTTCTTCAGGCCAAAAACCTTTTTCAACTGCAACCTCATGCAAATTAATTGCTAGATTATCAAATAAATTATCATACATTTACTACATCCTCCAATATAACGGTTCCATCTTTAGTCTTACCCAAAGAAACTTTATATACATTTCCTTCTTCAATAGTCATATATGCTTTAGAAAATACTGTTGGAAATACAAGAATTGAATGAAGTTCTCTTGCTGCATCTGCTACAACAAGATTAGCCATTTTTTTACCAGCCTTGGTCATTCTTGGTTTGAATGAAACTACAAATTGTTCTTCACCTTTATACGGTAATTGTTTATAATTTAAAAACTTTACTAATGCATCTTTTGATTCTTTAATGCTATCAGCTGGTATAGCATTTACAATTCTGTTATCACTGACAAGAATTAAATATGTTCTACCAGTTTCAATTAATGTATTTTCATCATCAAAAATTCCTACACTTCCAGTTTTATCAAGAAACTCAACTCTTGACCAACCCTTACCACGTTTAATTGATTTGATCATACCAAGCATAACAAAAGATCCAGTCTCTTCATATTCTTCTGCTTCCTGAATATAAGCATAGTAATGTTGAGGCACCGTCATATTAAACTCAGGTAGGTTTAAGTATTCGTATAAATTTTCTTTGATTTCTTGATCATTGCGTTCACTGTCAGCAAACGTTGCTGCACCAATTACTCTTAGTGCTTGTAATGCACGAGAGTTTACTCCGTTACCTTTTGTGAATGTAAACTCTTCAAGTTCTTTGTATGAACTAAATGGTCGTGCTGCAATATATCTTTCTGCAATTTTATCAGAAATAAACTTGATAGAACTGAGTCCAAACCTAATGCCTTTACCTTCAATCTTAAAATCCATATCCGAATCGTTAATGTGAGGTAGCTTAACACTAATGCCCATTCTTTTTGCTTCAATAAGATATTCAGTTCTTGCATCTTTATCCTTTTCATTCTTTAATAGTGAATACATAAACTCAAGTGGATAATGATATTTTAGCCAAGCTGTCCAGTATGACAGTGTTGAGTATGCTACTGCGTGTGACTTATTAAATGAATACCCTGCGTGGGCCTCAAAGTCATGCCATAAATCTAGTGCTTGATTTGGAGAAATGTATTGCGAAGCACCTTTAACAAACTGGTCTTTAAAAACATCAAATTCTTTAGCATCTTTTTTCTTACCAATAATCTTTCTAACTTTGTCTGCTTCAGACATTGACATACCACCAAGTTGTACACATGCTTGCATAACTTGTTCCTGATAAAGAATACATCCATATGTTTCTTCTGTAAATGACTTTAAGATCTGATGCTTATAGTCTGGGTTTTGACGACCATGCTTGATAGCAATATAATCTTTGCCAATAGTATTCATAGCACCTGGGCGAACCAAAGCGTTTGATGCAGATAATTCTTCAAGATTCTTTACACGCATTTTAACTAAAAGGTTTGTGTATGGTGCTGCTTCACACTGAAACACACCTTTTGTATATCCATCAGAAAGCATAGTATATACATTAGCATCTTCCATATCAATCTTTAATGGATCAATTTTTGTTCCTTCACGCTCTTTAATAATATCAATACAATCTTTGAGTACCGTTAAAGTTTTAAGACCTAAAGCGTCAATCTTAATTAGGCCAATGTTTTCAGCCTCTCCCATATCTACAGCAACAACAGGAATGCGGTCATCGCTGCCAGCAACAGAACGTGTTTCCATTGGGGCATACCTAAATATAGGGTCCTTACTAGTAACAACACCTGCAGCGTGAATACCAGTGCCCTTAATTCTTCCACGTAATTGTTCACCATACACCTCTACTTCTGGATATTTATCTCTAAACCATTGTGCACTTTTTGACATGCAGTATTCATCCCAAGTATCAATTTGCTTATTTACTTTATTTGCATCAGCGAGTGGGATATTTAAAACACGAGAAACATCTTTAACAATATTTTTATCTTTAAACTGCATGAATGTAGCAATAGATGCAACATGTCGGTATTGACGAACAAGATAATCTTTTACTTCATCACGGCGATTATCCTGAATATCTGAATCAATATCTGGAAAGTCATTACGGTCAGGGTTAATGAAGCGGAAGAACAAAAGACCGTGCTTAATTGGATCAATGTCTGTAATACCTAAAGCATAACAAAGCAAAGATCCTGCTGCAGAACCACGACCTGGGCCAACCATAATGCCTTCTTTTTTTGCCCAGTTAAGCATGTTACGGACAACTAGAAAGTAAGGACCAAAATTCTTTTCACCAATAATTTTTAATTCTTCATCAAGACGATCAAGATATTCTTTATTATTTTCTAGACCACGTTGAGATAAACCTTCAATAGCAAAAGTTTTTAATTCCTGCATTGGTTTTTTATATTGAACTGGAAGTAAATCAAGTCCCGACTTAATATCATATTCTTCAATTTTGTCTGCAATCTCTAAAGAACTTGTAAACATTTCTTCATCTGTATGACCTTGCTCTGCCATAGCAGATTTCATTTCTTCATAAGACAAAAGGTGAATGTCAAAAGTTCTAAATGACATTTTACGATCTTCGCCATATAAATAATCTAGACGCTCCATCATGTTGTTAATTTTCTTTGACTTGTCAAATGTTGATTCTTTTAATACTTTGCCATGCGTATTAAGCAGAAGCATCATTTCTTGAATTTCTTTTTGACTTGTATCTGCATGGTGACAATCGGGGGTAACTACTACTTTTACATTAAATGCTTTGGCAAGTGCTACAAGTTCATCATTAATATTCTTTGGATTATGAGGCATCAATTCAATATAAAAGTCATCTTTAAAACGATTCTTAAACCATTGAACTTTTTCTTTTGCAAATGCATACTCTTCATTCTCAATAGCTTTTGCAATAAGTCCACCCTGACATGCAGACAATACAATTAATCCATCTCCGTATTGATCTAATACTTCAAAATCAATTCTTGGTTTTCTATAAAAACCATCTGTCCATGCAATTTCATTTAGTTTATTAAGGTTTTCTAATCCTTGTTGATTCTTAGCAAGAAGGACTATATGGAAAAAATTAACATCAAGTGGACCTACCCTTTCGGACTTATCCCTTTTATCATGTCTATCTAATGCCAAATAGCCTTCTATGCCAAGAATTGGCTTGATGCCCTTTGCTTTTGCAATTCGGTACAGTTCCCGATGCCCAGATAAGGTTCCGTGATCTGTGATAGCCAATGCTGGCATACCAAGTTCAACTGCTCGGTCAATATATTCTTCTGGAGTAGCAACACCATCCATTAAGGAATAGTGTGTATGGACATGCAAGCCTACATAATTCACCTAGTGTATTACCAGTCCATGTTTGTGGATGTAGTACCTGGTGTATCAAAGCCTAGATAAAAGGCTTCTTGTTCAGCATAAGGAATTTTGTTGAGTGCCTTTTCTAGTGGAAATGGCTCTGTTGCTGCCCAATCAAATGGTTCCTTATCTGGACCACCTGGAATAAGTGTGTACGATGTTTCAGTTCCCTGACCATTGCGCTTTACTTTCCAAGTAAGATTTGAAATACTGCCTGTCTCCAGTGCGTATTCACGAATAGTGTTAAATGCAGATTGCTTGCTAACACCCATTGACCAAATAGCCACATATGGTGCTTCAATACCGTCATCTACAAGTACGTTGCAATAAAAACGAAGACGTGCTCTCCAGCCTGCCTTCATGTCCTTGCGGTGCATCTCTTCTGCCCAGTCACGACCTTCTGTGTCCATTGTATCTACAGCCTTACGCTTATAGTCTTTTGGATTTGTGTGTTCTGAAACAACAAGTGCGAGACCACGAGCCTCATTGTAATTTGCTGAATCTTCATCAAGTTCTTCAATGAAGCGAATTTTTACTGCTTGTCCGTCAGCCAACTTAAGCCAACGAACTTTTGTTCCTGTACCTTCATACTTGGGCTTGTCTACCAATGCGTTGATATTTTTTAGTCCCTTTACAATAGCCATATTATTTTTCTCCTATGTGTTTTGTTATGTTTTATTTTAGCATAGAGATGATTGAATTGTCAAACTGGAATTCCAATTTTTTAATTGCATCATCATCCATATCGCCGATATCTTTATATTTTTTATCTAACTGTATTACTGTAACAAGGTGACCTAGTTTTTCAACTAGTTTATCTTTCATGATAGAGCCAGCCTCATCATTATCTGCAACCAGTACAACATTATTGAAGTACTTTGCTAATAACTTAATCTGCGAAGCAGACACATTAGCACCCAGCGTTGCAACTGCTGGGAAACCTACTTGATCTAGTCTTATAGCATCAAATGATGATTCAACTACATAGACTGTTGTTGATGTTTTAACCTTGTGCAAGTTAAACAAAATTTTACTTTTTGGTAGTCCAGGAGTATTTTTAAAATCTTTACCCTCAACTGTTCTAGCAACAAAACCAATACACATTCCATCAGGTGTTGCCATTGGAATAATTACTGAATCTTGCTTTTCAGAAAATCCTAGATTAAATTTTACCACAGAATCTTTTGTAATGCTGCGACCTTCAAAATATCTCATTGCTCTTGGTGACTCAAGCGCTTGATTATTTAATCTTTTAATTAATACTTCGTCATACTGAACAAAATCAGCGGGTGCGTATAAAGCTTTATCAATTATTGATGAAAGGTTTGACTCTTGTTCTTTGCTTTTAATATATCTTGCTGCTTCAAAGTATGTTCTGTTTGACATAAACATAATTAACTCTGTTAAATTCTTAGTCACTTGACAGCCAAAACAAAAAAACAAACCAGACTCTTTGGATACTTCTCCTGCAGGTGTTCTGTTGTTATTGTGATAAGGACAGAATATAATAAAGTCAGATCCAAACTCTGCTTCAATATCAATTCCTGCCCCGTTAAGAACACGGCGGATTTGATCCTCTGTGTATATATCGTTACTTGCCATCTTCAAAATCCTTATAACGATAATAACCTTTGTCAAAGTCACACTGAACCAGAAAGTCTCCCATAAAACCATTACGGTTCTTTCTGAAAGCACATTCAATAATGTCGCTATTAGTTGCACGACCCATTGCTAAAACCCAGTCAGCATCATATGCAATCTGCCTAGACCATGCAGTCTGTGCAAGTGTTGGAACTGTAGATAGATCTTTTACATCGTCTGGTGTAGCAGATGAAATAGCAATAATAGGTACTTCTTCACCAATAGCCATTAGTTTAAGTTCTCGTGAAAGGTTTTTCATCTTTACCGTTTCATTATCAGCTTTTTGATTTGGATTCATTAGCTGGAGATAATCTACTACAACAAAATCAGGCTTGTATTGATCTAGTTTTCCACGAATAATAGATGGTGTTACTTCACCACCTGAGTCATTTGAGATAATATGAAATGGTGGACGACCTTCAATTTTATCTGCATGCCATTTTTTCATCATATCAAGTTCTACTTCACCGTTTGACAACTTGCGATGAGACCAAAGACCTTCACCCATAATTGTAAATGCACGATTACGTACTTCTGTTTCACTCAT